AGCGTACCCATGATGTTGTAATCGCTTTTGTTACATAAGTTGTGCCATCAGCAGTAATATCAATGTTGCCAGTGCCTGTTTTACGTCTTAACCAAACACTGAATACATAAGATTGTGCAATTGCAGTGTATGAGTGCAATACAGTTGAATTAGCACCACCTGCGGTTAATGTGTCTACCGTTGTATTGCCATCAGGTGAAGCTAGTGAATTGGCTGTAATTGTGGTGGTTGTTTTAGTCCAAGCAGCATTATCAAACTGCTCGCTATAAGTCAGTAAATTATGCGGGGCATAGGTAATCACCCCTGCACTGTTAGTTACTGTGGCGTTAGAGGTGCGTGAGAAGTTAATTAAAGAACTAAGCGCATTGCTGTCAAAGTTAAACTCCTGAACAGGGCGCGGAATTACGCTGTTCTTAGACAGCAGGACATTTGGCCTGATTAACACTTAGCCAGCCTCGGTAACAAACAGTGATCCAGTAGAGCCACTTGCTTTCTGAATCGTGGCAACCTTCCAGCCAATGGTAATTGGTAGATATTCAACGACACCAGCAGGTAAAAACAGGCTTGCGGTCTGTGATGCGGTAGGATTTGAGCCTAACTCAACATGGCAGTCTACAGTTGCTACTACACGCACAAACGTAGTATTAATACCTGTAGCTGTGCTTTGTACGCTGCCTGAACCAATCGCCACTGCTTGTGTAGCACCTGGAATGAAAGCAGGCACGATGTGACCGTTAGAATCTCGTCTGAATGTACTCATTTTATAATCCGCCGTTAATCTCTGTATTTGATGTTGTGTCGTTGTATATCTTTGCCAGTAGCTTGCTATTCTCTAGCTTTACTTCTTCCATCAGGCGTGCCATGTCTGTCTGTAGTTTGTCTGATACTGCCTGCTGATTCGCTGCAAGTGTCTGCATGGCAACGTAGAAGTCTTGCTCTTGCTTGGTGCGCTGAAGCTCTAACTGTTGCTCTTTAAAGTAAGCATCTGTCTTGGCCTGTTCCTGCGCTGCCTGATGCTCTGCCAGGGCTTTCTGTGTATCGAACTGCAACTGTGCCTGTGCCTGTTGTGATTTGGCTTGTGCTTCCAGTGCTTTAGGGTCAGGCTGCTGTGGTTTTTGTTGCTGTTCTGATGGATTAGTCCAGTATTTCTCGCCATCCTTGAATCCCGCATTCTTGGTTAGCTCGATACAGGATTCGTAAATATTTTTCGGTGTAGCTATACCAAGTGATAATGCTTTTTCCTGTACTTGCAGAATCTGCATGATTTGCACCAGCATTTCTTGCTTGTTACCTGTGCCCAAACCAACTGCTACAGTCATATCGGTACGAGTTTTCCACTGTCTAGGGTCTACTGGAATCCATTGATTGCGTAAACGCACCATTTCAGGCTGTTTAGAGTGTTGCAGGATTAGCTTATGTACGCCGTTGAATAGCTGTTTTACGCCTGTTTCTGCAAAGGTACGTGCGATTAACTCTTGCTTTGCCTGTGCCGCGTTCATAATCTGGCTGATTCCGCTTGCTGTCTTGTTCAGGCTATTAGCATCTAAGCCTTGATTGTAGCGAGTGATGCCTGTGCGGTTTTCTTTGTTGGTGTCTAGGTACTCCATCAGAGGGAATGCAGCATTGCCGATAGGTGATTGCACCAATGGCATGATTTCAGACCCTGGTGAGCCTTCTACACGCACTACACCGCCAGGGCGTGACACCAGCAAGTCATCTAGATTGACCTTATTAGATATTGCCCAGCGACCATTGTTAGATGCGTAGAAGTTATCCAGCACATTACGCATGATGACGGACTTGATAACCTGAATGTCTTTCACATAGTCAGCCAGAGCGCGACCAATATGCTTGTGCGGCATAATGTACGGCGTGATGTTAGCAAAAGGCACTAAATCACAGGTTTCATTCTCTAGAATAGTCGAGCCTACGACACAAACACGCCTGCGCTCTGCGATACCATCACCGTCAAAGTCAACCAAGATGTAGGCTTCACGATATACCACACGGCGCATTACACCAGTGCCAGTATCACGGCCTGTGTCATCTTCGCTGAACTCTAAGCGGCTTAACCATTCTTCTGATAGATACAGCTCATTGTCGTCTGCAATATCTTCATCTACATCAAAGCCCATCTCACGCAGTTCAGAGATAGTCTTGTAGGTGCGATGCTCGAAGAAGCGTACTTCATTAGGGTCAAGTGAGCGTTCATCAGCACTAACCAGTGTTTCTTCTGGTGGGCATGGTTCAATCTTCACACGGCCTTTTGTGTTGGTTACTTTGACCTTGACCTCATGCAGCATCGGCATCTGTGACACAATCGCTTGTGCCTGCTCATCGCCTGCTTCGGCTGCTTCTATCAGCTGTTCAATCTCTGGCGTGTTTTCTTCTGGTTCGTACTCGTGCTCAATCGGTTCTACAGATGGATCAGCCAGCAACATCTGGAACTCTGCATCGGTCAGACCTTCGTAGCGTTCCTCGGTGACTGTTTCTGATTCATCCCACCAGTATTTGACGTATCCATTCTTGTTTATTAGCGCGTCTTTGAACCACTGCGTAGCAACCAGAAAGAAGTTATTCTGATTGACGATGACATGATTGATATAATCTGTTTCCTGTTCAGCCTGTGGCACATCTTCTGCGCTGACTGGATTGAACTTTACGACTTCATCACCTGAACAAAACACTTTCATCAGGTACGGCATCATGCTTTCTACCGCTTCCTGCACATCCATTGAAACAACTGATGACCTACCCTCAACTGCTGTGAGTTCACGCGTCTTATCTCCTAAATACAATTCCATGTTTTCGGCGCGTTCATCTGCCAGAGTACCTGAAAGATAATCAAGCGAGACACGTTCCTCGTCTTTAATCTTTCTTAGTAATTCGTCATCTGTCATTTTCATTAAACTATGCCTTGATTATTGTATTTAATCGGTTTCCATGAGTGGTCGTCATTTTTCATTTGATCTACTGCAATCGCCAAATAACGGAATGCGTCAGCACCATGCGAGTATTCATCGTGCATCGGGCTTCTTGGTTCGTTTGTGTTGCGCGGTACGATACGGCGATAGCGTTTAAGGCATTCAACCAGACGTGTTGTCTTTGCCTTGTCAAAGTAGCAACGAGGGAATATCTCTCTTGCCGCCTTGATGCCATTCTCTACGTTCATTTCTACCAGTTCTGATTTATCTGGCACATCCCAGCCTAGTGTTTTTAGGATGTTGTAAGCACTGGCAGCCTCTACACGCTCGTTATAGCCGTCATGAGGTATAAACATCTTTCCCCAGTTGTATTTCTTCTCTTTTAGCTCTTGCGAGTAGTCTGTGAGCTTTCTATGCGTGTCTTCGATGTAGTCTATGATTCTTATCTCTGATACGTTCTTCTGCACCAGTATTATTGACATTGCATCGTTCCAGCCTAAGTCCACAACTACATGAACCTTAAGTTTCGGGTCATAAGGAAGATTAATAATCTGTCCGTTATTAGTGACTGATTCCATTTCATCGTAGTAAATAGCGCCTTCTGCTGCTGGTCTGCATTTACCTTCCCAGATGTTGGGATAGTCTTTAGGGCGTTTGTTCTTGCATTCCAGCCGTTCCATTTCCAGCACTTGTGGAAACCACGGATTGTCAACGTAGTTCATCAGTACCGAGATACACTCTTGTGGTGCATCCATCGTGAAGCGCTGATGTGTTTCATCTGTTTCTAGGTCAGGGTTATAGGTCACCCATATCTCTGAACCTTCTTTACGGATAGTCGGGATTAGAATATCCCATGAGCGCTTACTGATGCTTTGTGCTTCCTCGCACCATACATAGTCCACGCCTTCAAACGATTTCAAGCTATCTGCTGTTTCGTTACTCAAGCCAGCAAAGTAAATCTCTGTGCCGTTTTTACCGCGTATCTCTGTGTTTAATACTTCGTACAGGTTAGATAGGCCTAGTGACCGTATCTGGTCAGATAGCAACTGATGCACTGATTGCTGAATAGACTTTTGAATCTCACGAGTACAAAGTATGCGTACAGGTCTTTGTGCGCCAATAACTAATAATGCTCTGGCAAATCCCCATGATTTACCTGAACCGCGACCACCTCGTGCAACCTTGTAGCGTTTAGGCTGAAATAGAAACGAGAGTTTGTCAGGGAACTTTGCATTAACTATCATCTGACTTTACGAACTCAACTACCATCTTGGTAATGAATGAGCCATCGTCTGCTGAACCATTTACTTGCAATGGCAGTAGCTTTGGATAAATAGTCGCCCAGAATGCACGTTCGTTTGCTGGGTCTTCTTTTGCCCAATCAACTAACCTATCAGCACCACCTAACTTATCTGCTGCAATAGAGATAGCTTCTTTCGCTGACTTAGTTGTATGGCTTAATGCGCCTTTTGGCTTACCTGGATTACCTTTACCGAATTTACCCGTATTTTTCGGATTTTCTTCTGTTTTCATTGTGCGAGTTCCCTATGGATTATTCGCTAATTGTTATTACTTAATTAGCACTTCTTGCCTTTTTTACCTGGCATTGGTTTTTCTGATTTCTTAGCTGGTTTTTTTCCGAACATGGTCATCTTCCTTTGTGTTAAACCCGTCAGGGTCTTCTAATAAAACGTTAAAGTGGTCTGCCAATGGAACGTAGCCTTTCTTGTTACCGAAGATACGATTCCAGTTTTCTTCTGCTTCCTGATCGCTTATCTGTGCTGGCCTTCTGCCGCTGCCCTTGCCGCTCATGTGTAGCTTTCCTCACCGTGTCCAGTTAAAGGTAATATTGATTGATAGTATTCTTGCCACCATTTATCGCTGTGGTCATCTGTCTGGTAATCTTTGAAGCATGGAGTGCCAACTGTGTAATGAATCAGCTTTACATCATCATTGTGGTCAAACTCTTTAGCAAGCCAGTTCCATTCAATCGGTAGTTCACCTATCTCATCATCTTTCAGCCATGAGAATCGATGTAGCATTGCGCCTGTAGAGTTCTCAATGTATTTAGGGGTTAGTGTTTTGTTTGAGTGATGACCACAATTAAACAGAATCACGCTTGACCAGTTTTTGCGTGGGTAGTCTTGGTTTTTGTTACCTAGATATTTCACTGGGTACTTAGTCTTGTAATCATGCTTCACTACCATGACAGCTTTTGATTCATCACGTAGCGCCCATAGCTTGGCTATGTCATCTTGCACAATCATGTCGCCATCAACAAAGATAGCCCATCCTTGATGTTTCTGTAAGAATGGCACTAGAAAGCGTGAATATATGAATGCGTTAGAACCATCTGTGTGAAACTCGCTGTAAACTTGATTTAAAGCATTAAGCGCTAATGGTGTAAAACTAACTGGCTGTGATGCTCTGCTAATGATTGATTGAGCGCAGACGTGATAAGCCACAGCTTCGCGGTTATCGAAGCCGATATAGACGTTAATCATAGTTACCTCGGAATTAAGGTGCTTTTCGGCATATAGGTAGCACAGACCTATCTGTGTGCATCTGATTAGCTAGACCAGATGGAATGCCTACAGCGTCATTGCTTGCGTACAAGCTGGCTGAATAAAGAAGCCCATGCTTTCCTCTGTACTAGCAGTTAATTGGCATGGGCTGTAAATAGCGCAGTTTTTATTGTGGTCTGCAAACACAATGCCTCTGTGGGCATAAATACCGCAATAGCGGATTCTTAGACGATAGACGTAAAAAAAGCCCACCGTAGTGAGCTATGTAATCTGTGGTGTCTTTAATCGCACCGTTTCATAAATGATACTCTTTTAATGGGCATTTACCGAGTGCTAATTTACCGAAAAATCTTCGGTATAGCCTTTTACTTCTTTACGCATTGAAGCATTAAGTTGTTGCAGTTTTTTAGCTTGATATAGAAACTTAGCACCTGCATTGTGAGCGCGATAATAAACTGTGTCTGAATCTATACCGAGTTCATAGGCCAGCGTCTTAATTGGCTTTGGTCTTGATTCTTTCAGGTAAACATATAAAAATGGCAAACGGTCTAAATCATCGGCAATGCTAATCACCATGTTAAACGCGCAGCATAGTGCGTTATTGGGGGCATCTGGTTCACCATGACTAGGATTGCGTTCAATCTGCAATGATGCCAGTACGCTGATTGGCAATGCTTGAGCGTAGTATTTTCTAGTAGAAAGCCACTTTACCCATTCATACAGTAACTCTTGCAATTCTGAATGCTCATTTGATGCAAGTTTAGCCATTATTTACAATCCTTCCCATATAGTTCAACACCAATCTGCTGAATAAGATTAAATTTATCAACGCTTAACTTAGCCTGCTGCTCTTTCGTTACCACCAGCGTTCTGTCGTCTTTCCATGCCTTCTGCTTCATGCGGTACAGTTCATTATTGTTGCTTGGTATCTTGTACTTGGTTTCTGCTGATTTGGCCTTCAACATAGCTATCCAATCTCAACCACTGTGTATGAACCTACTTTGTTATGCCCACGCTTTACCGTGATAGGTTCAAAAAACTTGTCATTAATGTTCATTCCTTGCGCGATACCATCAATCAGGCTTTTACTTGCACTTAGAAGGTTATCTAAATCAACGTAGCGCTTATCCTTGCGTACAAAAGTAATTACCAATGGTATTGGCTCACTTGGAACTGTTACGCTGGCGTAGGCGATTCTAGCCATGTAGTAAGCAGCTTCAAATGCCGTGTCTTTGGCTTTCTTTGTAGTTGCCCAGTGCCTACCGCTTTTACGATTAGGATTAAGCGATTTGTCAGGGTAAGGTAAAGTAAGTGTGCGTTTGTATTCGCTCATGGCTTAATCCATTTAAACTTAAATCCAAATATGCGCGTAACTTTAATCAATCCATTGCGCTCACTGAATAAAGGTTGATGATTTGAAATGTATAATCCGTAACCAAACAAAGTTAAAAATATATATCTAGTTTTCATCACAACACCCCTAAAAATTTATTATTAAATTCAAAGTAAAGTTTGAATCTATGTCTGCTGGTTTCAAATGGATGTGGAACATAAAACCTCCAAATCAACTGTTTATAATTTAATCCATCAATACCGAATAGCATGATTACCACACCATCCCTGCTGATGTTCCAGCGTAGTTCTTAGGTGATTTCTTTTCTTTTGAATCTTGCTTGTTGGATTCTTTCATCTTCTTGATAAAGTAATCGCTATGGCTCGTGTTCAGCCTGTAGATGCCTTGCTGCTCTTGCTGTCTTAACTCTTTCTGAACCTGTGCTGAATAGTTCATTCCTTGCGCCTTTAGCAGTGCATCAGCTTTAATCTTGAAGCGTTCTTTGTGGTCTTTGTTAGATTTACTTATCATCAATGTAAGCTGTTCAATTTCAGCATCTGTAAGCTCTGTTTTAAGCGAATACCACACACCTTTGTATGGTTTACCTCTAGCGGTGTTTTTAACCTGTTCACAGCGTAGGATGTTTAAATCTTCCATGTTCTTGAGGTATCTTCTGGCTGCATTGCAGGAATAGTTAATAGCCTCTGCTACTTCCCATGCTTCTGTTCCTAGTTCGCATAATTTAGCGATTTTTCTTAGGTTGTCTGCCATTGTGTTATTCATTGATTAGCCCCTTTTTAATGAGTTTAATTTGCGTCTCTATCACAGCTTCCAGGTGTGCGAGTTTCAGAAATTCTTTATCAAAATTG